TTCTCTTAATCCTACAATCATATGTGATACACGGTCAAGATTAATAGAAGGTGATTCTGGATGTCCTAATTCACCAAAAGCTCGGTGTTTGTTGATGTATTCTTCTGTATAACGGCTTACTTCTTTTTTCATAGTATTAAATTCATACAAACGACCATTCTTATTTTTAGTTTCAGCAACTAAAAAAGGACCTTCAATATGTAAAGATTTTTTACCATTAGCTTCTTCTAGGTAAGTATAATTTACATTGTCGTTTATTTCTTTAATGAGTTTCATAATTGGCCTATGAAGTATGCGGAGTTATACTATAATCACCGTAGTTAAAAGCGGCAGGATCACGACCCCATCCAGCATCAAAGAATCGATTGTCTTTATGTAACTCAATAATTAATGTGTAAGCAGCATTGGCAGTAGTACCAACAGTTTTAAGTACGACATTACCTGTAGGACCAATTGCATTGTTTGTAATTGCTGGTAATTGATATTGTGGATTGGTATCTATATTACCAACGCCAAGAGCATAAATTGTATTTGTTGTTACAGTACCTTGCCATTGTAATTGTAAATGACCTACTTCAGCATCAACTGAAGCAATCACTCTTGAAATAGTAAACGCAGAATTAGCAAAACCAGGAGCAACAGTATTACCTGCTTGATATGGTAAATTATTAGCGTTTAAAGCTCCAGACAATGCTCTTGGATCAATAATGACCGTCAATGTTTCATCAGAGTCAATAACACCAATCCGTTTAATTACGGTTCGTTTATTTGAATCAACTAGTATTTGTGTGCCGTTTGCGATTGCCATTTTTTATCCTGTTAATTTATTTATCTATTCTTCAGATTATTTATTTAAAGAAGATAGATGTTTATCCAAATCATCACCTTGAAAGGTGTTACCATGAGCAATTAATGGTCCTTTACCACCCTTAAAGTCTGATTCTGGTTTATGTTGCCATTCACCATAACGATTCATAGCTATGTGACCATGTTTTGGATGAGTGTATACTCTACCATAAGTTTGGTTTTTAACATTCCATCCAAGGCTTTTAGCATGAGATAGTTCTTTTTCTGTGGATGCATCATTCTTAGCTTGCAATTCTTCAACAGATTCATTCTTAGGTTGTGGTTTTGCACCAAGTTGTCTTGAAGTAGGCACAGCATCATACTTTGGTCGTTTTTTTGAATCAGGCATCGCATCATACGAATGTGTTCTTTTAGGTTTATTAGAAAATTCTAATGGATTTTGATATTGTTCTTGAACTTCTTCTTCATCTTCTTCAGAAACTTCTTCTGTAGCAATCAAATTTCTGGCAAGATTTTGTTTAGCTGCTTCAATATGAGCAGATACTTTATCTTGAATAGAAGCATATAGTGCATTTCTAAATTGAACACCATCTTCATCCATTGCGTAATCGATTATACTTTTTTCTATTGACATTTTATTCTCCTAATTAATTTATTTATCTGTTTTGGATTGTTGCTTTGCCGCATCTTTTGTTGCCATATCAATTTCATGTTTCTGGTCATCTGGATGCTGCGGTTGTGCTGGTACTTGAGACATCATCTGTTGTTGTGCCACATCGTTTGTAACACCAACTGGTAATCCAAATCCTTGTTCTTTTTCCATTTCAATTTCTTTATCCATTTCTTCAATCTCATCATCAGATAAACGTAGAACATTTCTTTGAATCCATAATTGTGAGAAGTATCGGCCTGTATATGGGTCAATAGTCTGTAATAAACCTAATCGGTTAGTCATTAACTCAGCATCTTTTAATTCTGTAAAGTTGTTGTCTTTAATGAAATCATAATGAATGTTTTCTTTCATTATATCCCATTCTTCTGCTGTACAAATACCTTTTAATACAACTTGTACACGCATTGCTTGGTCAAACAAATTAGAAAATTTATTACGAAGCCTATCAACAAACTTGGCAAATTTTAACTCATCACGGGTGATTTCGTTTGTACGACCTAATGAGAAACCAGAAGATTCTGGATTCAAACGAGAAACAGGAACACTAAGAGCTTTGTATAATTTCTTTTCAAAATACTTAACATCTTCCAATTCACCTAGATTTTGCCCACCAGGTAATGTTGTAATCTCTGTGCCTTTACCACCTTCACGGCGTGGCAACCAAAAATCTTCCATCATCGATAAGAATTTACGGTCATCTCTTACTTCACCGGTAACGGCATCATAAACCAACTTGTTCTTATACTTGACCATGATATCACGGAGGTATTGTTCTGCCTTTAATTTCGGTAGATTACCCACATCAATATAAAAAATCCTACGCTCAGGAGCCCTAGAAATTCGATATATGACAGTAGCATCTTCAATCATCCTTAATTGGTTGAGTGGTTTGATAGCCTTATGTAAGTACGATAATACCACAGCTCTACGAGAATCCATCAAACCAGAAACAACATTGATAATAGAATCTGTTGTGATACGAACACCAACTGGACCAAAGTTACTGGATGAACCAGAGATTACTTTATCATTAAAGATATAGTATTCATTGATAACATTGGCAACTTCAACACCAGTTCTTTCGTCTTTTGATTTTTTAACTTCTCGAACCTTACGAATTTTTCGTGGGTCGATATATCTCAATTCTTTAATACCATCAGTAGGAGCTTCTCTATCAACAATAATGTGGTAGTATAATCTACCATCAACATAGTATCTACGGAAAACATCTTGTGCCATTTGATTGTAGTTTAACAATCTAAGAACGGTATTAAATTCGGTTTGTAATGACTTTTTAATCTTGTCTGGTTGTTTTAATTCGTCCAGAATCATACGAATGTTTCTACCATCATCATCTTGACAGATAGCTTCATTGATAATATCATCGATGGCAGACTCAATTTCTGGTTGCATTGCCATTTCACGATAACGGCCAATTAATTCTATTTCATTTTTAGCAGAGCCGTCTAGGTCAACATATGTACCATAATAAGCAGCAGAGGTAATAGTAAGAGCGCCATCATCATTAACTGGAGGCGTGAAAGATTGCTGCACGGCTTGGGAGTTTTCATCCTCTTTCCGTGAAATCGTAAAACCAAAAAGTGAAAATTTATTAGCGGCCATATTGTCCTAGTTCAATTCAAAAAAGCATGAAAGAGAGGACCTGAGCCCTCTCTATATAATAATAAAAAAATTAAAAGTTATCTGTTGAATCTGAAGTCCAATATTGATATGCAAATGTTACTGAATATTCTTCAATAGCATCATTTGTTCCCCAATCTAAATCGATTGGAGCCACATCAACAGGGAACATACCAACAAAAGTACATCTCTTTAATATAGAACCTTCTTTGCCATACTGTACTACGTTTGCGTTAGATGTATAACCTAAAGGTGTATTAAAGGCTGGGTTTCTTGAATTACCTGCGTGACCATTGATTAGATTCATCCATTGTTCCATCGAATTACGGATTGTGAAATCTTCATCATTGATAATTGTTACTGTCCAGTCTGTGAAGGTTCTGTTACCAGCAAACTTCATCTCACGACCAAAATAATATAAAGGGACGGTACCAATTGTTGAACCAGGCAACTGAGCGGACTTTACTTGGAACAAAGCTTTACGAGCGGCATCACCAGCACCAGGTACTACTGTTGGCCATGTTAAATTCACCTCGAAAAGATTTGGCCGAGCTCCGTCAAACTGAAGTTCTGACCTAAATTGTGATACGTTGAATGCCATTTTTTTCTCCTATATCGTTGTATTATTTATTAAGCTCGTCCAACGATTGTTGTGAACTCAACACCAGTTCTTACAGCAACAAAATTCAACTGAATGAAGTTTACTGAACGAGCAGGTTTAACGTAGATATCACCAACAAATTGATTAGCATCAATAACTGATTGTGTATTATTTGTAGAATCACAAACAACACGATAGTCAAAGATACCACGGCGTGCTTTGATATCTGCCAAAAATGGAGTTACCAAATTAACAAATTGATTTTGTGTAGTAGTATCATTAAACTCAAACAAAGAAAACTTAGCTGCTTGAGCAATTGATTTTTCTAACACAATAAACAATCTACGAACATTAATTCTATCAAATGCTGATGGTTTAGACTGTAATGTTTTGTCTCCAAATAACACAGTACCTTGGCCAGCGAATGAACCAACTGGATTAACACCAATAGCATATAGTGTATCACGTTGAGTCTTGTTTGGATTCCATGCTAACTTAACAACATTCTTTAAGTTACCACGATTAAAACCAGCAGGTGAGAACCATGGATCACGAACATTGTCGGTATTTACACATAGGCCGGCAATATCACCGTTTAACGGCACCCAACGATATACGTTGTTGTACTTATCAAACATGTATTTCCAACCAGAATCAGCAACAGCATAAGATGTTGAACGAGCCAATGCTGTATTCCAAGCAGCGATGTTTGTTGTTTCATTACCGGATTGATTAATAACATTGGCTGATGGAGGAGAAACAAAAGCAATACAATCTTTACGAGAGTTAGCAATATTATCAATTACATATTGT